AAAGTATTTTACCTTTAGAAAAAGTGCTTGAAGAATTACCACAAGTGGAAAACGTAGAACAGACTTTACAAAAAATAGAAGAAGATAGAACTAACGATTTGAGGAACGTCATGGTGAGCAACGATGACAATTGAAGAATGGAAAAGAAAACTATTAGATGAATTAACAGCTGATACCGAAAAAAGACTAAAAGCAGCTACAAAAGATGCACTCAAGCAAGTGAAAGGGAGTCTATCAGAATATTATGCAAAATATGGGAAAGAGGGAGTAATACCTCAAGAGGCGTTTTTATCGTATAAAAGAAACTTGAAAATGGAAGAACAACTTCAAGAAATAGCCACGAAATTGAATAACATAGAATTCAAAACCATACAAGACGCAAATGTAGAATTATACAGAGAAATTTATAACCTTACCGGATATGATTTGTTTGCGAGAACGGGGATAAATTCTATAACTTTCACAACAATTCCAAAAGACACAGTGTTGTTAGCCATTCAAAATCCAGTTAAAGAATTGACCTTAAAATCGACAATGGAAGTACACAGGCGTGAAATAGTCAGACAACTCAGAATACAACTCACATCACAAATTCTTAATGGACGAGGTTATAGAGAAGTAGCTGAACAAGCAGCATATATTTTCAATGGAGACTATAACAAAGCATTGCGAGTACTTAGAACAGAAAACCGAAAAGTAAAAACAATAGCTGAGTTAGACTCCCTGGAAGCAGAACTAAAAAAGAGACCGAACATGAAAGCAACGAAAACTTGGATAACGGCAATCGACGGAAGAGAAAGAGAATCACATCGAGCCATGAACGGAACAACAATAGAAAGAAATGAAGAGTTTGTTTTACCGTCGGCACGTGGTCAAGGACCAGCAGCATTAACAGGGGATCCATCCGAGATAGTGAATTGTCGTTGTGCTTTGACTTTTAGCGTAGAATTCAAGGGGCAAAAGTTAAAATCTCCTACATGGAAAAAAGAAAATTATCAGAAATGGAAAGGAGGAAATTAAAATGTTTGGAAGAATGAAATCAATTTACACAGAGGTAGAAACAGGGAAAAGATTTAAACATACATGGTGGCAAATAGGAAACAAAATATTTGCACAAAAAAAGGAAGAAATAAAATGAATATCGACACTCTTATTGAAGATTTATTCAAAAAACACAAGCATAAACATATAACAAAAGAAATTTTACTGGAAATAGTAAACGATATAGAAAAATTTGAAGATTTAGACAAAGTGGAGGATTAGCCTCTTTATAGCAGCCTCACAGACGCATTTTTTCAATTTTTTCGATTATTCTATCGACGAAATACAAGAATTCAACACAGTGTGAATAACGATGAATAAAAGAAAACCGAGATTTGTATTATATATATATTGTACATTTGCATATTTTGAAAAACAAGTGTATAATTTTAGTGACGTTGGTTGTTTACGATAAAACAACACTCCATATTTCGAGTCGTTCTCGCTAAAAACGAAAGGAGGGCAATATGAAATTAAGTGAATTAGTAAAACAGTTAGGTGTAGAATTAGAAATACCAGAAGAAAAAAACGTGGAAGTTACAGGATTTATTCCAAAAGCAAGGTTTGATGCAGTAAACAACGAAGCAAAAAATCTAAAAGAACAGATGGAAGAAATGGAAAAGACAGTGGAAGATTTTAAAGCAAACGCAGGAGATACAAAAAAACTCAAAGAACAGATAGCAGAAATGGAAGCAAAACAAAAAGAAATAAAAGAGAATTACGAACAGAAGTTACTTGACGTCAAGAAAAATAGTGTTATCGAAAGCGAACTTTTAAAAGCAAACGCAAAATATCCTGAGCTTATAATGCAAAAAATAGATAAAGACGCAATAAAAATAAACGATGACGGGATAATAGGACTAAAAGACCAAATTGAAAATTTAAAACAAAATTATAAAGAATTGTTTGGCGAAAAAAACGTGAACAGTCCAAAACCAGAAGGTGGTCCAGATACACTGAAAAAAACGTTCAAAGAAATGGATTCGTTTGAAAGATATGAACTAAAACAAAAAAATCCTGAGTTGTATAAACAACTGAGGGAAGAATACAAAAACAAGAGGTGATTTTAAATGGCTTATACAAAATTAAGTGACGTAATTTATGATACAGAGATTTTCAAGGACATGGTGGAAGAATTTGACCCAAATCCTGTTGCATTTTCTCAAAGTGGTATTATAAGAGAAGATACAGGAATAGAAATAAGTTCAGGAAACATTGTTTCAGTACCTTTTTATAAACCACTTGGCGGACTTTCTCAAAATCTTGACGGTACAGACTTAACTGTGAACAAAACAGAAGCTGCAAAGCAATCAGCAGTTGTTATTGGTAGAGCTAACGTGTGGGGAGCAGATGACCTTACAGCAGATTTCACTACTAAAGATCCAATGGCAAGCATAGCCGAAAAAGTTGTTCAATATTGGAGAACAGAAAGGCAAAGAATATTAATCAACCAATTAAACGGGATTTTTGCTTCAGCTGCAATGGCTACTCATGTAACAGACGTTTCTATAGACGACGGAGTAAATGCAGCAGCAGAAAATTTGATAAATTCTGATGCTATTATAGAAGCTATTCAAAAAGCCGTCGGCGATAGAGGTAGTCTTATAACTGCAATGTCAGTTCACTCTAAGGTTTATGCAACAATGCAAAAATTGAATTTAATTGATTTCGAACCATTATCAGACCAACAAATTTTAATTCCAACATTTATGGGAAAAAGAATTATAGTAGACGACGCTCACACCGTAGAAGCAGGAGCAGTATCAGGTTACAAATATACTTCATATCTTTATGCCCAAGGAGCAATTGGAAAAGCTCAAGGTGATGTAAAAGTACCAGTTGAAACAGAGAGAAACGCACTTGTAGCGGGTGGACAAGAAGCATTGATTTACAGGGATAGATGGATATATCACATGTACGGGACATCATTCCTTTCAACTTCATTTGCAGGCGTATCACCTACAGACGCTGAACTCGCTAATGGTGCAAATTGGGATAAAGTTTATGAGGATAAGAATATACCAGTCGTAAAATTGGTTACAAATGGATAATAGCAAGGGGAGTTTTACTCCCCTTTTTGAGGTGATAAAATGTTTGAATATAATGGAAAAGCATACATGGAAACTCTGAAAGGAATATTCGAAGTATGGTATAATCCCGAGACTGAAAGAGTTGAAACAGGTCAGAAAGCAAATGTAAAAGGAACACCGATCACTTTGCATGAGTTAAAAGTTCGATTCAAAAAAGTCGACACAGAAATGACAAAAGCAGAAATTATGGAAAAGTTAGACGCAAAAGGTATAGAATACAATAAAAGAGATACAAAAGATGAGTTATTCAAATTGTTGAGGAGGTAATATTATGATTTTAGATTTAGATACGTACAAACTACTAAAAAACATAACCTCAACTGAAAATGATACAAGAATACAAAAGTATCTTGAAATAGTAGATTCGGAAATAAAAGAATACTGCAACGATGATTTTCTTAATGCTGAAGGAATTGAAATTATTCCACCTGACGTTCAAGGAATAGCAGCTGAAATGGTAGAAGACAGTTTGAACGGAAACAACAAAATAAAATCGCAGTCGTTAGAAGGAAATTCAATTTCGTTTATAGATAAGTTGGAAGATAAGACTTTATCTAAGTTGAACAAATACAGGAAGATGAAACTATGAATAATCGACAGATAGAATTCAACCAAAAAATGTTTGAAAGAATGGCTCACGATATAGTTAACATAAAACATGGAAAAACAGAAGAATATAATCCAATTACAGGAATAACAACAGCCACATGGGCAGTAGATAAAAACGTTCCAGCTTACATTGGTCGTTTCGAACAAGAAACAATTCAATTTTCAGATAACAAGCTCACAGAAGAACATAAAAAAGTTATTGTGAAAGGTGAAGAACAAGCTGAACTGATAAACGATAAACCAGTTGATATGACTATTAGAAACAAGGGTTATACAGTGTTTGGAGTGATTTTATGATTACACATAATTTAGACGCAGTGAATAAAAAGTTTGAACAAATATACAGAAAATCCCCAGAACTTGCTGATGACCTTGTCTTTAAATACACAACGCAGTTGGTTTCAGCTTTGAAGATAGCTTCACCGGTCGATACAGGAAATTTAAGGAGTAATTGGCGACAACGACCATTAAGTCAAGCGTTAAGAGAGATTTCAAACAACACAGAGTACATAATACACACTGAATATGGAGTCAGAAGTCCACACAGAGGTTGGATAGAAAGAACACTTACGAGTAAAACAAGAAACATGAAACAGGAAATTGAATCCGACTTTCGTAAACTCTTTGGGAAGTGATTAAATGTTATACACAAGTATAAGAGTGTTTCTATATGATAATTTGAGTACATATTTTGACCAAATACTTATCGACACAAAAAATCAACAAATATCAGGGACAAAAGTCCTGGACGTGGAAACATTTTCAGATTTTAGAGAAGAAAGTTACTATAACTCAGACTTCATGGATATAAATGTTTTAATAGATTCACAGAGTCCAAACGATTTTGATGAAGCAATAAAAACAGTATACGATACATTTAATAAACGTTCTATACCGATATATGATTTTATCGGTGCTGATTACGCGACGAAAGATTATGGAAACAAAATAAGTGAGCTTTGGGTTGAAGAAATTGAAATCACGAAATTAGACAGCGATGATACTTACAGGAAAGCAAATTTAA